TCGCCTGATCCACGGGTAGTTCGGGAAAGGGTCTGACATGGCAGTAAGCACTATCACGCATGTGCGACGCGTAGACAACTACGCGGCTGTCCAGACCCTTACCGACGCCGAGGTTCAACCGGGCGATTCCGTCACGGTTGCCGCTGTAGCCCTCGCTGGTTTCAACGCCACAGCCACAGTGGTCTCAACCGAACCGTTTTATTTAGACGGCGTGGACGACGAGGGGTATCTGGTCTTCGACTATGACATCCCTCGCCAGAACCAAGTCATCTATGTAAACAGCGGTTCCGACGTTGCGTACGAAGCAGAGTCTGGAACTTTGACGTATACACAGTCGGTGCAATGGATCGTTGCGGCAGACGTAACTTCTTGGCTGGGCATTGACGTTGCCACCGCTAATGACACAGCCTTCGTGACCGTTTGCGTAAACGCTTCCAACGCGTGGTGTTATCGCAAGCGGCGCGAAGCTGGGTACATCGACTCAATGACAACGGTGCCTAGCGCCGACGTCAAACTCGGTGCTGTCATGTATGCCGCCACCCTTTACCGGGAGCGTGGCAGTGTGGACTCGTTTGCGTCGTTTGACTCGATGGCTATTGGTGCTTCACCGTCGGCCACGTTGGGTCGCATCATGCAGCTGCTCGGCTGTGGCAGGGCGCAGGTTGCGTAGTGTCATCGTCGGGCATCCTGTATGAGGCTGTAAACGCCTGCAAGACTGCGCTCACTGGGCTCGGTCTTGTGCCTATCACGGATCCGCGTAACGCTCGCCCTCTTTCCGTTCTCATTGAACTGCCCACTGTCACCGCGTTTACATACAACGTCGGCGACATTGAGCTGCGCCTACGCGTCTTGGCACCTCCCCCAGGCAACCAAGATGCGGGCGATTATCTCATGCAAATCGCAGACCAAATCATGAACAGCGCCATTGCGGTAACTGATCTTCGACCCGGTCTTGCGAGTGTCGGCGGGCAAGACCTACCGACGTATGACCTATCCGTAGCCATTGCTGTAAAAAGGAGCTAACCATGGCAACTACAACTTTCCTGTCCAACGCGACCATCAACATCACTCAGGGTGGAACCACCTATGACTTGTCTGACCAAGCGAACCAGTGCACACTCACCATCGGCTCCGACTCGCTCGAGATCACAGCCTTCGGTGATACGGGCCACAAGTTTGCACCCGGTCTTCAGTCTGTTGACGTGAGCATCACTTTCTTCCTTTCGTACGGTGGCACTGGCGCTACCTCGGAAGTAGAAACAGCACTCGCAGCGATGGTCGGTCTTGGCACCACGACTTTGGTTCTTAGCCCATCGGGTACGACCGAGTCTGCGTCTAACCCCGAGTACACCATCACCAACGCAATGCTCGCATCGTTTACGCCTATCAACTCCACCGTGGGTGAGATGGCAACAGTGACCGCGAACTTCGTTGGCGGCAACTGGGCACGCGACATCACCTGATCCAACACATAGGGAGAAACTATGAAACTCACACTCGAAGTAACCGAGCGTGACCAGCAGTACACCGTCACCACCAACCTCGGTGTCATTGTGGCTTGGGAGCGTAAGTTCAAGCGCAAGGCTTCACAGCTGGGCGAAGGCATCGGCGTAGAAGACCTTGCTTTCATGGCGTGGGAGTGCTGTAAACAAAACAGCATCCCCGTGCCCATCGTCTTTGATGAATACGTCAAGCGTCTCGAGAACATTGAAGTGGTGGACAACGAACCTGTAAACCCTACGACCGAGGCACATACAACTACGGACTAGCTTCTTTGCTACTTCGCACAGGGTATTGGCCTCCTGACATACCATTTGACCTAGACACACTGGCGACAGTGCTAAAGGCAGCCGAAGACATGAAGGAGGGCTAGATGCCTAACGCAATCGAAACCCAACTCGAGATGGTCGGAGTCAAAGAAGCGTTGCGTGCTCTCAACAGCATCGACAAGAAGGCGCGTCGACAGGTGACCAAGGACTACGCCCAGATTGTCTCGAGCGTGGTGCAGGAAGCCCGTAGCAGTACGCCGTCTGAGCCTCCGCTGTCTGGTATGGCGTATTCGTGGAAGGCCCGCAAAGTCTCGCCAATTTTCCCGTGGAACAACGCCAAGTCTGATCGTGCTATCAAGCCGTTCGTGTCCGGTAAGAAGCCACGCCAATACAACGCGTACGTGTCTGACCTTGCCGCCTTTGGTATCAAGTGGACGTCTGCCGATGCGCTTGCTGTTGAGATGTCGGGCAGTGGCCCAGTACCTACTCAGAAGGGTAAGGAGATGGTGCGGGCGTTGAACCAGCGTTATGGCACACCGGGTCGTTTCTTGTGGAAGGCGTATGAGCGTCACGCCGAAACCGTGTTGGCCGAGACTGAGAAACTAATACGCAAGGTTATGAAGCAAGTGCAGAAGGAAGTCTGATGGCTATCAAGATCCCAATCATTACCACGTTTGCGGGCGAGGGTATTCAGAAGGCCATCAAGTCTTTCAAGCAGCTTGAGACCGCTTCGGACAAGGTCAAGTTTGTTTTGAAGTCGGGCGCTGTGGCTGGAGCTGCGGCGTTTGCTGCGCTTGGTGCAGCTGCTTATCAGGCTGGGCAACAGTTGGTCGGGTTTGCTCGTATGGCTGCCGAAGATGAGAAGGGGCAGAAACAGTTAGCGGCGTCTATTCGTGCTTCGACTAAAGCCACTGACGCTCAGATTGCCGCCACTGAGGATTGGATTGACACCACTCAGCGCGCCACGGGCGTGGCTGATGATGAGTTGCGTCCTGCGTATGCCCGCATTATCCGCAGCACGAAAGACTTTGAAAAGGCCCAGCGCCTGCTTCGGACTGCCTTAGACGTGTCCGCCGCAACGGGCAAGCCCCTGAAGCAAATAGTCGAGGGACTGTCAAAAAGTTTCGACGGATCTAACACGGCGCTCAACCGTCTCGGTCTTGGCTATGACAAAGCCCAACTCAAGGCCATGTCATTCAATGACATCCAGAAAGACCTTGAGAAGCGCTTTAGTGGTTCGGCGCTGGAAAACGCTGCAACCTTTGAGGGCACTATGGCTCGGTTCCGCATCACGATTGACGAGTTGAAGGAGTCGCTGGGGCAGGCGGTACTTCCGTACCTCAAGAAGTTGGCGGAGTACGGCATCCAGATTGCGGACGCGTTCGGTCGTGACGGCGTCGCTGGAGCTTTTGCAGAACTCAAGTTCATTCTTCAGACACTGTTATACGACGAAAACGGCGCACTGAATGCTGCAGGACAAACACTCAACGACCTCATCGGCAAACTCAACTTCGCTATCCAATCCATCAACGCTATTTCAAATACGGCCGGCTATACACCGGGTGTATTCCTTGCCGAAAAAATCTCAGGTGTGAACTTCACCCCGACTTTTGGCACCGTCGCTCCCCTTGCCCCGTCTATCAACCCAGGCTCTTTGCGTGGTATTCGTGGGCAAAACAACGGCGTGAACATCACGGTGCAGACCGGTATCGGTGACCCTGTCTCTATCGGTCGCGCCGTTTACAACGTGCTCAACCAGTTCGAGCGCCGAAACGGTGGCCGCTAGTGCCGTACCCTGTCGCTGTTGTTGAGGTTGCGTTTACAGACGGCCCGTATGTCGTGTCGCCTACATGGACTGACGTCACCGCCTATGTCCGGTCTATGGACATCTCTCGAGGCATCCCAGACGATTGGACACTCCAGGCAGACGGTTCCGCCACGGTGGTGCTGTCTAACCGTGACCGACGCTTTGACCCGTTCAACACCACAGGCCCGTACTACGGCAACCTTCTCCCCCGTCGCCAAATCCGTATACGCGCCACCCACGGCGGCACCACCTACGACGTGTTCCGTGGCTTTATCGCAGGATGGCCACCCGAATGGACTGATGCAGGTAAAGACTCCACCATAACGCTCCAATGCTTTGACGCTTTGCAGCTGCTCGGCTCATCGTCTCTGCCTGCGGACTGGTCGCGCGATTACATTCTGTCGCTGTCACCACGGCACTACTACCCGTGTGACGAACCGTTGACATCGTTTGCAGTAGGCACACTGAAGGATTACGGCACTTTCCCGCTAAACATGGTGACCACAACAAACGCGTCCACCAGCGCTGAACTTGCACCCGGTCTGCCATCGCATTCGGTGCAGGCTGTCGGCGTCGGCGGTCTCGGCACCACGGGACTAGCCGCAAGTGGCTTATCACCTAACGAATTTACAATGTCTTTGTGGGGTGTCTTTGACGCTGCTAACGCTGCCGCATGTTCGTTTACAAACGCCGCTATGGGCATCGGTTATGACCCCGGTACAGGCAAGTACGTCGTCGAGGTAAGCGACGTGGGTGCTGGCACCATCCGCATTATCACCACCGTGCAGACCTATGACAACAGCACAGCGCGTCTTATCACATCCACATTCAACGCCACCACCAAAGCGCAGGAATTGTACATCGACGGCGTATTAGTTTCGGTCGCCACAACCACCGCTGGCGCAATCCTTTTCGGCTCCGAAAGCGTCACCCTAGACAACGGACAATTCCAACAAGTTTGCGTCTTTACATCCCGCCTAACGCAAGCCCAAATCCGAAACATCTACAACTACTCCATCGCCAACTTTCCCGAAACCACAAGCGCACGCTTCAACCGCATCATCGCTGAAACACCCTTCAGCGCGTCCCTAACGAGCGTTCCCGCGTCGCCTGCGTCGTCGGTGCTGGACATCACAAACGACGCCCCCACAGCCGTCTCAGAACTAGGCAAAGTTGCCGTCTCGGAATACGCACCGCTGTTCGTAAACAAGGCTGGCACCGTCACGCTCTACAGCCAGTCACAGATCCGCACCCAAACCAAGTCCATCGTGTCTCAGGCCACCTACGGCGCTGGCGGTCTCTCCATCGGCACCGAAGTACAGCTGCAATACGACGGCGACTCCATGCGCAACGTCTCCAATGTGGAGATGAGTGGCGGCGGTGTTTACATTCAGACAAACTCGAGCAGTGTCACGACCTACGGCGAAGCGGAGCAGTTTGTTTCTACGCAGGTCGCAAGCCTTGCCGACGCGGTTGACATCGCCAACATTGTGAACGGCTGGGGCGG